AACCGTGTATTGGTTCGGCAGGCGAATCTTGAGGCTGTCACCGATCTTTGCACCGGACTTGGCAAACGAGTCGTCATAGTCTCGCTTGATGTTGCCGACGAAGTTCAGCTTTTGGTGGAGGATGCGCAGCGCCTCGCGGGTCACTGCGGTGGGGGTAAGAATGCTGTTGGGCATGTTGGCTCCTGGCGCCTCTCGGCGTTAAGGGTTGAAAGAAGGTCTTATTTGCGAGACCTGATTTGCGAGTTCCTCCACTTCACCCACTGCTCCGGGGGGAGCTTGTCCGGGTCAACAGATGCGCTTGCCTTGCTCGCGCTGCTGACGCGAGTGACTGGCTTCTCTTGCACTACCGGCTTGCGAGTGGTGGCTTTCTTCTTGGCTTCTGCCGTCTGGTAGAGCTGATACAGATCGATCACGAAGCGCGGATTGGTCACGTTCGCTAGAACGCTGTCCGGGTATCCACGCGACTTGCCAAACTCCATCAGCTTGGATGCCAGGTCGGCGTTCCAGCCAGGAATCTCGCGCTGCAGGACTTGCCTGCCTTCCTCCAGTTGCCGTGCAGCCTGTTGCTGTTGCACCTGTTGGAAATGCTGGTGTCGTTGCGCGAGCGCATTTGCAGCCTGTCCGCGTTGGGATTGCAGGTTCTGCAACTGCAACATGAGCCGCTGGGCCTGAACGGGGTCAGACTCGCTCAACTGCATCAGATTGATCTGGCTCAGTTGGGCAAGCTGCCGATCCATTGCGCGAATGTCCGCAACAATGTCCAGGTTCTGCTGCTCAAATGCGCGGGCTTGCTCAACCCGCTCACGCTCTGCCTCTACGGCTTTGCGTTGTTCGGCCACTTCCTGCGTCTTGCGGGTGTAATCCGCTTGCATCAGGCGTTCGGCCTTGAGGCGCTCTAGGGCCTCTTTCTTCCCTCGAACCTTGACCCCATCGAGGTCTTCTTCGAGTTCGTCTTCGTCGTCAACGGGTTGCTCCACAGGGAGGCCGTTTTCGTCAAGCTCGATCTCGTCAAGTTCGTTGGACGTGGTGCCTGCGTCCTGGTCATCTTGCACCTGGGAATCCCCGGAGGGTTGTTCCAGTTCCATTTGTGCTCCTGCGGTCGCTTCTCAGCGATGCGCTGCCCCATTCAGCCTTACGGCATGGCCGGTGGGGGCTGTTCACCGGGCATAAAAAAACCGCCCGGAGGCGGTTGCTGTTCTTCTTGATGCGCTGGCGGCTCTAGCGCCTGCCTGACTGTCTGCATGACGAGCATCTGAATGTCCTGCGGCGTCATAGCTGGAGCAGTGACCTTCATGCGGTTGGTCACGGCGTTGTATTCGTCAATCTCCAGCTTCTTGCGGTCAATGTCAGCCTGGAGCATTGCTTGTGCGTCGTGGCTCTTTTCCTGCTGCAACTGTTGCTGGAGCTGCGCAATCTGCTGGTTCAGTTGGCCAACGGCCTGCTTTGCCATCTGGTCCATCTGCTGCATCTGCTGGCGCATCTGCATGACCTGTGGCGACTGGCCTTGCAACTGTGGTGGAAGCATGGCCTTGAGTCGGTCTGCAATATCGTCAGCGCCAGGCCAATCAAGGTTTTTCACCAGCAGATCACCAGCAACTTGCATCATGGGCGGGAACATGCGGCCAAGCTCCATCATCTGGGCGGCGGCTTCTTCGCGCTTTGTCGAGAAGCTCGGCCCGGCCTCACAGGTCACATCGTATTTGCCCGTGGTGACGTCATAGATTCGCGTCAGGCCGTCAACGGTCTCTTGCGTCTTGCCAGCCTCATACGCCTGTGCCTGCGGGCTTTTGGCCTGGTCTGGCGTGAATGGCTGGTTGATAGGGACGGATTCGTTTGAACCATCCTCGTGAATCACACGGATGATGCGTGGAGCGCTGTAAACCTTCGGGATTAGATCGACCATCACCCGGCCCGCATGGCGAATGGCGCGGCTCAAGTTATCGATGTAATTGAACGTCGCTGTGTCGGACTCTCTCTGGCGCTGCAAAATTGCACGGCCCGACGTTTCATTCGACCTCGCGCCCAATGCCGCATCGTAGATGCCCATCGTGGACTTCATGTCATCCGATGCATTCAGCGCCTCTTGCAATGCCCCCGCTGGAGGCCCTGCAAAGGGCTGACGCTGCGGCATCACGCCGCCGTCGTACTCAATGTACGGGTACGAAACGTTGTTCGCAGTGGCCCATTTGTTGGCGTCGGTGTTGAACGCGCCCTTCGGGCCAAGGTACGGCGCTTTTGGCGCCAGTGCCACCAGCTCGGTGGAGGCGGTGCGCCAGTAGTTGAACATCTGCTGCGGGTCTTTGGCCCAGCGCGTCAAGCTGATCCAATGGCGCTTGCCCTCCACCATCACCTCATCGCCGTACACCGGCACGATGGGGATGTACTTGCCAGCCCATTCGTTTTCCTCCAGCACCTCGGCGCCGGAAATGATCTTTTGCTTGACCTTGTTGGTTTTGGTGTCTCGCTCTCCAACAACGGTGATTCCCTGCGCGTCCAGAATGTCCTTGATGCGCATGTACTCATTGACGTACAGCACCATGCCATCCGACAGCTTCAAGAGCTTGGCGGGCACTTCCTCGCGCGTCCACCATTCAGCAACGCGAACCAGCTCGTTATCGCGCCAGCCGTCAGGGAGATCGCGGTAGCTGGATTCCCAGTTGGATTTCTCAGCGCCCTTCCAGCGCTTTTCAAACTCGCGCTCGGTGTAAAGCTCGGTGATGAACGCCTTGTTCCAGTCCGAGGAATCAGCGGCCGTGCTGTTCTCGTCGCCGTACACCGTCAGAGGGTTGGCGATGCGGCAAATCTTGATGTCGAGGTCGAATTCATCGTCGCAGGCATAGTCCACATCGATGCGGAAGTAGCCAAATCCACCCGTCACGGCATGATCTAGCGCCGTGTCGTAGGCCACATCGGCATTGGATGTGTACTCGATGTTGCGAATCAAGCCATTGAGAATCTCTGCCGTCTCACGCTTGGCGCCAGAATCGACCGGGTGAACTTTGATCGCTGGCTTGTTCTGCCGTGCATCGTTCACCACCTGACGCAGCATGGCGGGCATGCGGTTGATCGTCAGGCAGGGGCGCCCATCAATCTCGCGCTGGCGTTTCACGCCATCGGGCCACTGCTCGCCCAAGCGGGCAAAACGGACGTCATCAATCCAGGCCTTGCGATTCTCGGACTCTGCTTCTTCCGACAGCTTGAAGTGCTCAAGCGCCTCGGCAAGTGTGTCTTTGTCGCTCATCAGCCCATCCAAGAAATGATTTGTGGTGCAGCCTTCCTGGCTGCTTGCGGTTCCTCATACGCCACGCACATCAGCCCGAAGCTGTCTGCGCTGTGGCTTGACCAATCGTGCTCCGGCCCCAGGCCAATGCCGCGCTGCTCGTCGCGCTTTTCGTGATACCAGCCCAGGGCATCGCGCCCGCCTTCTGTCGTTGATTCGTTGAACCAAATCGACGGGAACAGCCTTCGTGCGGCTTCAACACGCATCTTTGCTGCGCCCTTGCCCTGGTTCGGAATCACCGTGACCGTGTACCCGGCTTCCCGCAGGAAAGAGGCATACGAAACATCATTCACCTTGTCCTGCGTGTCGCCGTCATGGGGCAGCCAGATTTGAGCCTTGTCTGGCGTGTAGCCCTGCTCCCGAAGCCATCCGACATGCGTTGCCGCTGGCTGGCCCACAGCTTCGTAGTGGTTCAGCACCCGGATTTCTTTGCCGATGAACTGCGCCGCCCACATCGTGAATGCGTCAGCCCTTGCGCCAGTCCCGCCTATATCGCAGAAGATGCGAATGGTCATCAGCGGGTCAGCAGCCACACGACCGATGCGGCCCTGCTCCTTGGCGAGAACAAGGTCTTTGGCCCAATAGGCGCCCTCGTTCACCACCATGTAATCGCCTTCCCAGATATGGCCGTACTGCTCTGGGCGCTCCTGCATGTCTTTCTGCCGGTCGCGCTCCAGCTTTGCCGGGAACTTTGGGTTGTCGCTCCAGTTGATGACGCAGCCCTTTGTGTTCTTGTCCTGGCTGAAACGAAAACGGCCCTCAACCGGGGCCGTCTTTCTCTTGGGGTTCCAAGTCACCCACAACTCCGCGTTCCAGTCCGATCCTTCCTCTCGGAGCGTTGGAATCAGCGTCATCCACGCCTCATCCGTCACAGGCTCGGCCTCGTCCACCCAGCACAAAAGCAAACGGCCCTTGGACTTGATGGACGCAATATTGCGATCCAGGCCAGCAAACGTGAAACTGATGCGCCCATCCTTCGACCGGATGAACTTCTCGCCTATCTCGTAGTACGCCTTGAGGAAAGGCTCGTCCTCAATAGCGCGCTTTACTTCTTCCAGGCTGGAATCTTCCAGCGAGTTCATAAACTGGCGTGCGCACAGAATGATCCCGCTGATGCCTTGCATGCCGAAGATGTAGCCGCGAACGGCTGCCATCTTGGCAAATGAACGAGTCTTCGCAGACCCACGACCACCACAAGCCCACCGCACATCAGCCCGGCCAGAGAACACAGGCCGCAGCTTGCGCGGCAGCTCAATCCGAGCCGTCGCCATTCATGTCCACCAGCTCAATGCGGGTGATGGTTTCCATTGGGCCGCCGTCTTTGCCTGTCAGCTCAGTGCGATTCAGCTTGGGCGCCGCGTACTCGGCCAGCTTCGCGACCAAATCCAGCGCTTTGCCAGGATCGGCCTTCACCTCGCCATGGCCTTCCGCAACTTGCTGTAGCCATAGCCCCACGTTATCTGCGGTGTCGTCCAAAAGCTTGGTGATAGTCTAGCGAAACTCTTTAGTGGTCTTGTTGGGCGTCCCGGCCACTCTGCCGCCGGTCTTGGGGCGCTTTCTAGTTTTATCCACTGTAGACATGGCCTACCCCTCATAGGGCAGGCGATCAAGACCGCGCTGATACTTCTCGCGCACGATGTTGCGGCTCAAAATGGGCACCGCGCCGCACAGCTCGGCAAACCGCAGAGCACTCCCGCGCAGCGGCTCCTGGCGGACTCCTTGCCCCCAGGCGCTGATGCATGCGCTCTTGGCGCGCTCATAAGCAAGCTGGCTCTTGGCGCCAGATCTATTGCATTCTTCGTAGTTGGTCATTGCTCGGGTTCCTGTTCGGATTGTCCGAATTACTCGTTGCAGCATGTTGGTCGGGCGCGGGGCTCGATGCCGTGGCGGTATGTGCCGGGAGGGTGTTGGATCGGCCCCGCAAACGAAAAAGCCCCGCGCATTGCTGCCGGGGCCTTGATCTAGAGACGGCCATGCCTCCGCATGGATACCGTCTTTTGCGTATTCGCGCTGCGTTTATAACACAGTTTGCGATTCTTGTATAGGTGTTTTCACTGAGACAAGTTCGCCAGCATCGTCCGCGCATCCTTCACCAGCCTGTCCAAACCTTCCGTCGTCGTCGCAAAATACTTGCGAGCGCGCCACGGCGGGATGGGGAACACGTACCACCACCGCAATGCAGTCCTGAACGGCTCCGGCATCGTGCCGATGATTTTCTCGAGTTTGACCGCATCCTGCGTGTCACACGTTGGCCGGTGCTCTGGTGGGTGCCACTGCCACGCATTCGACCGGCACTGCCGGAACATTGGATGCACAGGCCAGCTCTGCCTGGGTTTGACCCACGCTGCCCAGTTCTCCAGCCGCGCATGAATGGCCTGCTGCTTTTCGGGGATGACGTGGAAGTCGATTGCGTCACGCTTCATTGTGGCCTTTCAGTTTTTTGCGGTATTCATCCCTGATCGAGATCAGTTCCTCCCGCGTCCATTTCTTGGGCGCGTTGTCTGACTCCAGCGCCTCAACAGCCGCCAGCCCAATGCGGGCCACAAGGCCAATCCGGTAATCAACAGCGCGGCCTGCGCCCCAGCGATTGCAAACCTTGCGCTGGGCATGAGCATTCCGCTCATCAAATCGGAGATGGGCCGCACTTCCTGTTGACCTGTAGTGCCCGCAGTCATACGCGCCACCCACTTCTCCTGTTCCCAGCGGTTGGCCGCAGCAAATACAAGGCTTGTCAGCGTCACGCGCACGGATGTAGGCATTGAATGCAACCTGGGCCTCCTTGATGAGCACGGGGATGGTCTTGATGGCTTCTTTCCTAGCCCTGATGCTGGCCCGCTCTACCTTGGCTGCCGCCCTGGCCTTTTTTGCCTCTGCGCGCTTGGCTTTCTCTGCCTGAGCATCGGCCCATGGTGCGATGCCC